CAGAAAGTATTGACAGTTGGGCCAAAGGCAGTTACAGAGCGGCCAAGTATTATATTTCAGTTAACAATGCATCAAAGACAGAAGTAACAAGCATGGAAGCATTGGTTGTACACGACGGTACAACAGCATTTATATCAACATACGGAGTTGTTAACACAGGATCAAATGATCTAGTGTCATTGACAGCGGCAGTGGATGGATCAAACGTTGTTGTGAGTGCAAGTGGTAACGAACCAAATCTAAGAGTAACATCATATAGAATATTATTAGCAAACGCAGAGTCGGGATCCACAGGTGACAACGTGAATGCAGTAGCAGACACAACTGTAAGTTCTACAGCAACAGCAGTCGACACATTTGCTAACTCCGTGTACACGGGTGCTTTCTATGTGTTCACAGGACACAATGCAACAGAAGGATCAACAAGTGCTTCTGAGGTCATGGTTGTATCCAATGAAGATGTACATGTTTCTACTGGTCCCACAATTTCTACAAAAGGCACAGATCAATTAACATTCTCAGCAACACAGTCTGGATCAACTGTAACAGTAAAAGCGGCATCCACATCAGGTGCAAGTACCACGGTGAACGGTTACAGGGTACACATGCTGAGGGGATCAGCGGGTGCGTCCACGGCAGACACGGTGTTGGTGTCCACAACACAGACCATAACAGGTGCTAAGACGTTCACAGCAGGTGTATTGACTGACACCATACAATCACCAGGATCAAATGCAGACATAACATTGGATCCACAAGGTACAGGTAAAATCAATGCCCTGGGTAACATAACTTTACCAAACGAAGGAACCATAGGATTGGCCAATAACGCTAGTTTCCTAAGATTCAACGAGACCAGTTCAACATACTCGGGACATGATGTGTCACTGGCATCAAACCAGAACATACACATGCTGATAGATATGAACGAGGACGGTTCCACCGTTGGTGGATTCACTGTCAGGAACGGTGACCCCACTATCGACGGTGCCACTGAGATGTTCAGGGTCGACGGCACGGGCACAGTCACAATCAACAGTTCTTATACACTGCCAAACACGGACGGTGCGACCAATCAAATTTTAAGGACAGACGGATCAGGCACTGTGGCTTTCGGTGAACCCAACCTTGAGATAGTGAACGCATTGACACCAGCGTCCTCTGTCGCACTGGATCCAACAGCGGGAGGCATACAGACCATAACACTGGGACAGGACACAACATTCACACTCAGCAACTGGACCTCTGGACACAGGATGACACTGATGATCGATGACGGTTCAGCACGTACAGTCACGTGGCCCACAATGCAATGGGCGGGAGGCGTGGCACCAACCTTGGCCACGACAGGATCCAACACCATAGAACTGTGGTACGTTGGTTCAACGCTTTACGGTGCGTATGTTGGGGCGATGAGTTAATGCCAGGCATGATAGCGGCCGCCACGGCAGGTGGATACCAAGAGAGGATCAGTCAATTGAGCAACCCGGAAGTGTTACTGGACTGGGGCAACACCAGTTGTTACTCGGGATCAGGCACCACATTCGCCAACCTGGGTAGCAGTGGCACCACGTACGACGGAGACCTCGTTGGGGGGACAGCATATTCAAGTCCATTCGGGGGCATAATGACCACCGACGGCACGGACGATCACATACAGTTGGACAACACTTTCACCCTGCCCAGGGCGGCCGGGACGATGATGGTGTGGATCAGGACACACCAGGACGAGAGCAGACCATTCACCAGTTACACCGCCGGGGCGTTCCAACAGTTCGGCAACTTCGGAGGGACGGATGGTGTGGACAGGGCAGAGACCAACACCAACTGCAACGACTGGTTGGCCGCCAACGGAGCCAACACTTTTGGGACCTACACCAACATATGGACCTGCCTCATAGCGAGGACCAACAGCAATCTGGTCACATGGTTCGAGAGAGGCATCAACCGGGACATAGGAAGTTACAACGAGATCTCCTGTGGTGGAGGGGCGGCCAGCAACATGGTGGCCGACGTGGGCATCAGACGTTTTGGAGAGAACACCACCTATGACAGTCACTTCGACGGCGACTACGGCGTGATAGCCATGTGGGACACCAACCTATCCGACCACCAATGCCTGGAGGCGTTTGGGGTGTACAGGCATCGTTATGGCGTTTGAGCATTTCTGGAAGAAACATCTGAGGTTCTGGCTGACGGGTTTTGATTGTAAGATCTGTATGCTGTACCGGGTGTACCTGCTGTATGGTGTGATAGCCGTGCTTATACTATTAAATCTAAGATAGTCTGTAACTTACCTTTTATACTTTTATTATTGAGTGTGTTCTTGAGACCCATGTGTAGGTTCTTGGGCCAACATTCAAATGCTGTCCAACAGTATCCCGAATGTTCCGCGTTCAGTTTAGGTATGAATTCTGATTCTATCGCTACCAGATATGTGTGGAAGAAAAACTTCTGATCGTTTGATGTGAACATCTCTAATGGGATCACTTTCTTGAACTTGGGTAGACTGCCCGTCTCCTCCTCTATCTCACGTTTCAGTCCCTCGAAGGCTGACTCTGTGAATTTAGATTGTCCACCAACCAATCCCCACATGCCCTGTGTCTTCCGGTCGGTCCTCTGTAGGAACAGGAAGCGTTTGGTGCCGGTCGCATAGAACAATGCTCCTGAACATACTATGTTTTCTTTCATGCTATATTATAACAACTATGGGGTGGTAGCGTCAATTGATGAGTTGTACCCTGGATCTGCTCCGCCATCTAGCACGATACTCCAATTACCTTGTGTGTAAACACCCTCATATGATTTGACCCACTCTGTGCCGTTGAATCTGTACTGTATGCCCGTGTTTAGGTTGGTGACGTAGTGTTGTGTGCTGTCCGGATTTGAAGCATCAAAGGCTATGTTCCATTTGCTTGTTGAACTGTTGTATTCTATGATGTCGCCAACGCTGGCTACTAAAGTACCCCAAGTGGCACTTTGGAAACTGGCTGTGCTGTCTCCCACATCATTTATGACCAAATACCTATCACCATTAGCAGGTGTGCCTGGATCGAACGTTGCTGGATTAATGATCTTCTTGACCGCCGTAAGTGAATTGCTTGGTATCGTGTCGCCGTCTATTGTGTACAATAAAATCGTGTCATCCAATGTCGTTGTTGCAACGGTACCTATGATCTCGTTTCCGTTTGGTTGTGTCAATCTTATCTGTGATGTGCCATTTGTTACTTTGCCATACTGATCTAACAGTATCTTCCAGTTTACCGCTGGACCAAACGTGTCAAAAGGATCAAGACTGGAGGGAGCATTGCCGCCCGTGTAGAATCCATCACCACCCGATTTGACATTCGTGCCTGTCGATCCTAGTAATCTCAATTGGTTACCGGTCACTAACAGACCAAAGTTGTTTGGGGTGATGTAACTTTTTGATAGTAATTCTCCATCGATGAGTCCTTTCGCTATTCCGCCATCGTCGTCATATATGCTCATTATGATCTTCTGCACGACACCTAGCTTCTTGACCTTGACTGGTGGTGACAACCATATGGGCATCGAGAACGTTAGTGTTGCAACATCTATTTCTGAGTCTGCACCCACTGGGATGGTCCTGCTACTGAAGGTGATGTTCTGTAATTCCACATAACTCAGACTGGTCCAGTCTATGTAGTTGTCTGTCTTCTGTATCTCGAAGTCCGGGTTGAACAGATACAATATCTGCTCCATTATCTGTAGTTTCTGATCTGTGTTCGTGGTCCATATGTCGGCAGACACTTCTAGTCTGAACGGTGATGGCATCACTTTCTCCACGGTGTATCCTGCACCCATCTCGTTGGTGTAGTTTCCGTCTGCGTCTATGCCCCTTTCTCGTAAATGCTGTTTCTCTATGTGGTAAGGATTCTGCATCCTTTCCCTGTCATAGTTCAATTCCCTGACGTAGGCCGCGATCCTCGGTGCGTACTGTAAAGCGTTCTCTGAATTGTTCCTGATTATGTTTGCGACCTGTCTAGTTGGATCCCCGTAAACAACAGGCACGGCCCTCAGTTGTACCGACCCGTCGGCCCCTTTGCCCGTCTCCACAGAAAAGTTACTCAAAATCCTAATGAACTGAGTTAAGAATTTCCTGACTTGGCCCTCGTAAAAGTGTAGCATTGTTAATTGTCAGCCTTTGGTTTGAGAGCGTCCGTCAACGACTGTCTCTGTGTCACTGTTAAACCGTTTATGGTCGATTGTGTTGCATTGTTGACGAAACTCGTCTTGTAGTTGCCCCTCGAATCATTGTTAGTGGTAGTTATTCTCACACTGTCTTCTATTTTGACCCATCTGGCTCCGTCGTATCTGAACAGTCTGTTAGGCAGGTAATCTGTCCTCAAGAAATAGTCTCCCTGATCAACACCCGAAGTCGGGAACGATATCCCAAATCCTGCAGGATTTCCATTGGGTGCAACCCCGTCACCATCCAGGTAGAAACCATAGTGGGAACTCGCTGGTGTGTCTATTGTTGCATTTACTGTGTTACTGCTACTCGCTCTTTGCGATTCGGTGTTAACATTTTCTGTCCTGATGTTTCCTCTCTCATCGATGGGTGCAACATAGTACTGCTTGTAATTGAATCCGGCTTTTGGCGAATCTGATTCTGCCTGTGCGACGACCTGCTCATTGATTGATTTCTCTTTGTTGTATGTTGACATGTAACTGGCAACTGAACCTGTTGCTGTTGCATCGCCGATAATATCTTTGAACTCCTGTGAGTCCACCATTGTCTTCATCTTCAATCTCAACAGGTGTGGCCACCATGTCTGTGAAAATCCTTCCGCCGCCCTGTTAACGTCTTCAACAACGTAGTATCTTTTCAGTGCGATCGGTATGCTCTCATCTAGTGAATAATCTTCCTTCATGTGTGGGAACTCTATGACATCACCTGACATTGGTTTCCTGCCTAATCTTTCCACTATGTCGTTCAAATGCACAGTTAAAAATAGTGTGTCGTTCTGTAAGAACATGCCAAACTGTGATAGATTGAAGTCTGCATCTTGCACATTGTAGATCCCTCTCACAACGTACACATCGTCGTCGTATTTCCTGTCCCTGTTCTCTAGAAATAATAGATCCTGTATGGTCCTTTCGTTCAATGTGTCACCTGAATACTGTGGTTGTGTGGGGCTGGCCGCTCCGTCCTTGTTTGTGTCTCCCTGATCATATGGTCCTAGGTATTTGTGGAAGTGTAGGTCCGTTCCTCCCACTTGAAACATCTCCTTGATGTTACGATCGAAGAACTTGTAGTCATTGCCCTTTTCAGGCTTGAAAATGGATAATCTTGGCATATCATACATATTTATTGAATGCACAACGACTATAAATATGTACATGTCAGAACTACAATCAGGACAACAGGAAATATTTGAGTATGTCAAGACCAGTCTAGGTGATGGCATGATAGACGTTGAATTAGACCCAAAACACTATCAAACGGCACTGGAAAGAGCAGTGAACAAATTCAGACAGCGATCTTCAAACGCAGTAGAGGAATCATACGCATTCCTTGAATTAAAGAAAAATCAAAACAGTTATATCCTGCCAGATGAAGTGATCAACGTGAGGAACTTGAACAGAAGGACTGTTGGATCAAGATCCGAGGGTGGTGAAGGTGGAACACTGTTCGAACCTTTCAACTTGGCCTACACGAACACATACCTACTGAGAGCGGGGGCGACCGGCGGATTGGCCACTTACTACGCATTCGCATCATACCAGGAACTAGTGGGGAAAATGTTTGGAAGTTTCATACAATTCCATTTTGATGTCGCGACTAAAAAATTAACGATCACACAGAGACCAAGAGCAGACAACGAAACAGTTCTCATGCACACTGACAACTACAGACCAGATATCACACTGTTCAAGGACATCTATTCAAAACCATGGATCAGGGATTACACACTTGCAGTGTCCAAACTCATGCTGGGAGAAGCGAGAGGTAAATTCAACACAATCGCAGGACCACAAGGTGGCACCACACTGAACGGTGATGCCTTAAAGGCAGAAGGCACAGCAGAGATGGAAAGATTAGAATCCGAGATAGGAAATTTCCAAGAGGGTGGCACACCACACAGTTTTGTTATCGGTTAACTTCTAATACCATATTCCTTTACCAAAAATTATTTTAAATACAAGTATCATGATAGATTCCAGATACAAAAAACTTCCTAAATGCACCTTAGAAGAATTAGCTGACATGGTGGATGACCTAGAGAACATGTCCATACATGCCCTTAAAGAAAAGAAACTGAGTATGCGTAGACTGGTATTAACACAAATACATGACGTCAAAAAAGAGATTGAAAAACGTTTAAAAAAATAGTATAATAGTACTATGTTGATAGGCGTAGTAGGTTTGATAGGTTCTGGTAAAGGTACAGTCTCAGATAGACTAGAACAGAAACATAATTTCCGTAAAGATTCATTCGCAAAAAGTTTAAAAGACGCAGTCAGTTCCATGTTCAACTGGGACAGAGAAATGCTGGAAGGCAAGACCGATCAAAGCAGGGCATGGAGAGAGAAGCCTGATACGTTCTGGAGCAAACGTTTTGGCAAGGATGTGACCCCACGTTGGGTACTACAATACTTTGGCACTGAAGTGATGCGCCATGGCATGCATGATGCTATATGGGTTGACAGTTGCATGGCCAGATATGACGGCAAACCAACAGTGATCGCAGACACAAGATTTGAAAACGAAATAAAAATAATACGTGAAATGGGTGGATCAATCTTACTAGTAAAAAGAGGACAAGATCCTGACTGGTTTACAGACTACGTTGAAGGAAATGTTGTACCTAAAAATGTACATTTGTCCGAGTATGCTTGGGCCAAATCAGAGTACGATCACTTGATCACTAATGACGGGACGTTGGAAGATTTACATTCAAAAATAGACGACCTAATCGTCAGCGACAAGATCACCCACACGCCATCCGAGTCTACGGGTACTACCCAATCGTTGGCAATTGGCACAAACAGTTTTTAAATTAACATCATTAGTATTCCTCAGATTCCCATCCACAAACAACACATCCAACTGAGTCTGTGCTTGTGCCTTGAATCCACACAGTTCACACTTCCGGTGTTTCTTGTATCCTGAACGTTGCAACGCAGTCACACCACCTACTCGCTTACCGGCTTTTTTCCTGATACAAGTATCACACTTGCTACGCCAATATATCCTACCATATCTTTTATAAGCATAGGCCCTAGGCTTGGTCTTACACTCCTTACACAACGGTCTGTCTTGATACTGCATGTGTGTATTTACGTCACCTATATAGGCACCTCGAAAACGGTAAATTATGTCAACAAAACCGTATGATTGAATAAATAACTCTAGTATATACGTAACTTGCAAGGAGAATACGAAAAATGGCATTAACATCACCAGGAGTAGAAGTTTCAGTAATAAACGAGAGCTTTTATGTACCATCAGATGCGGGTACAACACCACTATTCATAGTAGCATCATCAGGGAACAAGGCAAACGGAGCGGGAGACGGAACTGCGGTGGGAACAACAACTGCCAACGCCAACACTGCTTACTTGATCTCATCTCAGAGAGAATTAACAGAGACTTTCGGAGATCCGAAATTCTACACAGACGCATCGGGAAATTCATTACACGGATATGAGTTGAACGAATGGGGTCTACAAGCGGCCTATTCTTTTCTAGGAGTTGCCAACAGAGCTTACATTCTTAGAACGAACGTAGACACTAGCGAATTAATCGGAAGTGCTTCGGCACCAACGGCGGCACCAACAAACGGAACATACTGGTTTGACCTTGCATCAAGCAACTATGGCACATTTGAATGGTCACAAACTAATCAATTATTCACAGCAATCACTCCAACATTGATCACATCAACTAGCGACCTAGTAGGCGGTGTTTCAACTGGTGCACCCAAGACTTCAATTGGGTCGATTGGTGATTACGCAATCAACACCACACACGTTACTAACAAGATGTACAAGAAGACGGCAAGCAACACCTGGGTACAGGTTGGTTCTTCAGCATGGCACACATCTTTACCGGTTGTGTCAGTTGCTTCAGGAACAACAGTTACTAGTGGTCAAAAGATCACAATGAACGGTGTAGAAATAACTTACGGAGGAACAGCATTATCAGACGTTGCATCAGCGATCGGATCAAGCGTGACCAACGTTACAGCTTCAGTTAACGCAACAACAGGTAACCTAGAGATATTCCACAACGGTAAGGCACTAGGTGACTCAACAGGCGGTGCTAACACTATCAGATTTGAAGCGAACACAGGAACTGCTTTAGCAGACCTAGGAATCACCGCTGGAACTTACAACGGTGTTAAACTTCTACAGGACAAACACACCAACAGACCAACTTGGAAAACAGCAGATGAGAACAGACCCAACGGTTCAGTTTGGTTCAAGACAACTTCTGCAAACTCAGGTGCGGCTTTAGTTACTAAACTTTACAGCACAGCAAGTGCGAGCTTCTCAACAGTTGCTTCACCACTTTATGCTACCAACCATTCAGCGATCTACAACCTAGACGCGGCGAGCGGAGGAACTGCTCTATCAACAGGAACAATTTACGCACAGTACAACGTGACTGAAGAGTCAATGACGGCGGCGGACAGTGCAGACACTACTCCAAACGTTGCAGACTTCCAACTGTTCAGACACGAAGGCGGTGCAACAACCATCACAAGTTTGATTGCTTCACCAACTTTCACAAGTGGAAACACTTTCACGATACAGGAATCTGTCAAGAACCAAGAAGCATTGAGTTCAGCTGTAACAGTGACACTAGGTGGTACTGATGCTGATGCCTTTATAGCGGCAGTGGCGGCGGCGGGACTGACTAACGTTAGTGCTTCTAAATTAACTACTGGTGAGATCACAATGACACACAAACTGGGCGGTGAGTTCAGGATGTTTGACACATCAGGAACACCATTAACAGATGCGGGTTTCAGTGCAACGACGGCACACGCTTACGGAACATACACGGCGAACAGCTCAACACTGATCGACAACTTGTATGATCTACCAACAGGTGAGAGCCTTGACTCTAGTGCCAACACAGGTATCATGGCTTCAAACTTCAAGAGATTGAGTTACACTGCTTCAACAAGTTCACCAAGCAATGAACCTGCAGACGGTACACTATGGTATGACACTTCTACAGACGAAGCAGACATCATGACACACAATGGTACAACTTGGGTTGGATACGCAACAGCATACTCAACAACATCACCGAATGGTCCACAGTTCAGTGCAACAGCACCGACTACACAGTCAGATGGTACTGCACTCGTAACTAACGACTTATGGATTGACACAAGCGACCTTGAGAACTATCCAAAACTTTACAAATACAACACATCAGCAACAATAAGTTCAACCAACACAGCGAACCAAGTGGCAGTGACCACATCAGGTGCGGCGTGGGAACTGGTTGACAAAGCGGATCAGACCACAGAAGACGGTGTTGTCTTCGCAGACGCTAGATGGCAAACTTCAGCAGACAAGGCAGACTCACTGTCAACAGGCGGAGCTGGTACACCAAGTACCATCAAGAACCTTTTGAGTGACGGCTTCCTAGACCCAGATGCTCCTAATCCAGACCTTTACCCACAAGGTATCATGCTTTGGAACACAAGAAGATCTGGTTACAATGTCAAGGAATACAAAAACAACTACATCACAACTACGAAATATCCAGGAAGCGGAACAGCTGGTTTAGGTAACATCAGAACAAGCAATGAATCTGTGTCTACTTACTTCCCAGA